AAGAAAAGCTGGAGTTCTTTATAGACTTTGTAAAAGGTCAGTTCAGCCAAGGCAGCTATCACCTGTACTCAATCAAGCCAGCAGGCAGGACTGAGCGACAGAACAACGCCATGCACCTATGGTTTCGACAAATGTCAGAACAACTTAACGATGCTGGTTATTCCAACAAGCACCCTTTCAATGAACAGATAGAAATCCCGTTTACTGAGGGGCTGGTCAAGGAAATGCTCTACAAGCCCATCATTAAGGCCATGTACCAAAAAACATCTACCACCAAGCTAACCGGCAGGGAACTCAGCGAAGCCGCTGAGGTGCTTGTACGGTGGCTCTCAGAGAAGAAGGGGATATATGTCCCGTTTCCACAATCAATAAAGGATGAGTTATGAAAAATGACATAGCAGAAAGTTTCAAAAGAAAGCTCGATAAAGACCCAGAAGACGCAACCTTGAAGTTTGTCGCTGAGAGCGAGTACTTTGAGTCACTAATAGGCGAAGGCGATGGTGAAATTTATCATGCCCTAATTTGTACGCTGCATTTTCTGGTCAATCACCCTGATACAGAACAACCAGAAGAATTAAGGATGGCGGCAATCAAATATCTTTATTTCTATCAGGGCATGGCTATACAGGGGCATTCGCCTTGGCTTCCTGAAATACACTAAAAAGGATGAGTTATGAAGAATGACGCACAACTAGCCGTAGAAGCCGCAGAATCTATGGCAAAGCGACTAGAGGAAGACGTAGCCATAATGATGGATCTGAGTACCAAGCCGCTCAAGGACATAGATGAGAAGCCTCTGGAGATAATCCGCTATGCGGGGCCAAAAGATGAATCCTTTTAAGCTGACAGAGCCATCCTGCATCAGCTTCAGTGGCGGCAGGACTAGCGCCTATATGCTATGGCGGTTTATAGAAGCTAATGACGGCCTGCCAGATGACTGTATCGTCACCTTTGCAAACACCGGAAAAGAAGAGGAAGCAACGCTTAGGTTTGTGGATCGATGCAGTAAAGAATGGGATGTGCCTATTGTCTGGCTTGAGTATCAGTGGGCAGAGGAAACCAAGGATCGGTTTAAGGTTGTGGATTTTGATACCGCCGCTAGGAATGGCGAGCCATTTGAGGCGTTGATACACGCAAAGAGGTATTTGCCTAATCCTGTTGCTAGGTTCTGCACGATTGAGATGAAGATTAAAACGATCTCGCGCTATCTTATGTCAAGAAATCATTGCAAAGATTTGGCAGAAGGAGAGGATATGGCGATTGTTGGCATTAGAGCCGACGAACAGAGAAGAGCGGCAAAAATGCCACCTCACCGAAAGCCGCTAGTCAATGATGGCGTTACCAAAGAAACGGTGGTTTCGTTCTGGGCTACGCAACCGTTTGATCTTGAACTACCAAACGTCAACGGTGTAACGCCTCATGGCAACTGCGACTTATGCTATCTAAAAGGTGCAAATCTGATTGAATCCTTGATAGTGGAACGCCCTAGCAGGGCAGATTGGTGGGCCAAGATGGAGCGTGAAGTCCCTGCCAGCCAACAATCAGGGGCATTATGGCGTAACGACCGGCCCAGCTATGCACAGATGCAAGTCATTGTCAGAGAGCAGGGACAATTGGATTTGGCAGGGGATGAGACGATCCCATGCTTTTGCGGGGATTGATATGAAATTAAAGCGTACAGCAGCAGACCACTGGTTTAGCCGGTGCGTCAGGATGCGAAATGACTTTACTTGTCAGGGGTGTGGCAAGAAACATGAAGAAAGCAGTATGGCTTTGCACTGCAGCCATTACTTTGGCAGGACCAAGAAGGGTGTTAGATACGATGGTATGAATGCCTTTGCCCACTGTTATGGCTGTCATCAGAAGTTTGGTAGCAACCCTGATTACTTCTACCGTCATTACATCGAGACTTATGGCGAGGGGGCCTTGGAGATACTGAGGGAGAAGGTCGAGGACATTAAGTTAGGTAAACGGATGAACAAAGAAGCCAAGCAGATCGCCAAGCATTACAAGGCAGAAGCCGCCCGTATGGAGAATGACAGGGCGGCGGGTGTAGCAGGGTGGTTAGAGTTCGTTAGTTGGGATTAGGCTATAGCGCGAGCGTTGCTTGCGGCTTTCAATGTTTTATAAGCCTCTGGATTTGACGCCATAAACTCCTCAAGCCGACCAGAGCGTAATAAACGGTCATAAGTTTTAGCCCTACTCTGGATACTGCTTGTTTCCAGCGTCTTCTGGTCTTCCGCACGATATGGAACGTCATATATCGACTCAACGGCTGGCTCAGCAAGTACGTCACTAGCAATCAGAGAAAACGCCCTAATTGCTTCCTCTGACGTTGCATTCCTTGGTGGCATTAACTCCCGCAGCCGTTCTGCTGACTTTGATGGGTCAAGCATAAACCTGACAAACGCCTCTCTATTGTTTGTGTTCAAGAAGTTAAGCAGAGTGTAAAAGGTTGCCGTCTCCTTTACGCCCCTTTCTGCAAATTGATTGGGCGAAGCGCCTAAAAAGTTCTTTAGCGTTGACTCCATTTTGCTTACTTGGGGTATTAGTTTTAGAAGAAAATCCATTCTTTCTAAGGCTTCTTTCCTGAGTTTTGGGTCGCTTAAATTTTCTATGCCAAAAATCAATTCTTTTTTAGCTTCAGTGCCATTAAACGCAGAGACAAAGTCCATAGCGGAATTTGTGGAGGGAATAAATGTTGCGTCACCTCTCCTCTTTAGCGCCTTTTCAACCGCGAGAGCGGTCTGTTCACGCTGAAAAAAGTCGTTGGCCTTTGCATATCTAGGGGAGGCGGCTTTTGCGGCCTCTAACATGGAGTTTTTGAGATTAATCAGATTGTTCGCCACATCCCCTTTTCCACCAAGGTCATCAATCTGCTTCTGCACTTGATCTATCAAGTAGTGAAATCTACCAACTGAGGTAGGCTCGTATAACTCGTATGCAGCCTTGTCTGCAGGCTTTCCTAACGTCTTTCTAATTATATCTTCAATAATTGGATTCTCTTGAAATCCCTTGAAAACACCGACCGGCATCAAGTCCTTGTTAGACGCCTCATAGAGATCGCCAATAATTCTGTGTATAAAGCCCTTTCCTTCTGGGACGATTTTGGATACCAGCTCATCAATAAGTTCATTGGTATTTCTTGCGTTTGACCCGATTATTTCTGAAAGGTACGCTATCATTTCTTCTGAATAATTGCCGCCTTGTTGTAGTTCTTTCGCAATCGCAGCAGGGTTCATTGATGCAGCGCCAGGAGATAAGACTATTCCCTCTTGATTAGCCCTTTCGATAGTTTCGGCAGCAGCCTCACGGGTTGCTGAGTCAGGCATAATATCCGAGCTTCCTACCCGAGCTTTTCCCCTGCCACCTGTTAGATAGCTGAAACCTCTTCCCAACCCTACTCCCGCTGTAAAAAATAACGGCCCCAATATGCTGTTTGTGCCAGTATTAAGAAATCTTGTTAAGCTTGTTGCCGCCGCTTGATCTGGGTTGTCTATAAATCGGAAATACCCGCCTGTAGCGCCAATTCCGGCAGTTCGCTTTACTCCTTCCATCAACTTTGCACCCCTAGTCGCATAAATCTCTGCTACTAAAGGCAAAATATCCGTTAACGCTTCTCTGGTAATTGCTTGGAGCGTATCCATATCGCCCATCTGCTCCAAAGCAAGGACTTGTTTAGTAAAGTTCGCCGTAGACCCTGGCTCTCTAAGCCCTGCGCCTTCTGCTAGGGCAATGAAGGTTTGGGGTATTCCCGCGCCAGCCCTCAGCAGGCCAGACTTTGTGACTTCAGACCATGTAGCCCTATTTTCTTTTTCGTCTTCTTCCGCATTTATATCGTTTAACACTTGTAACGCTTCATCGTCCGTCAGCAACCGCGGCTTCCGAGTATTTGACGGATCAGAAAATTCTTGAGGTGAGGCTGATAACTCTTCAGGCGTTGGCTGAAATATCGGGTCTAGCAGTGGATCGTATTCAGACATAATCAGCCTCCTGAAATTGAAGAAGAAGGAACGTAAGCGGCATTTCTGTCTTCAAAAAGTCGGCGTAGCTGCTCCACTGTGGAAATAGGAGGTTTTCTTCCCGCTGCAAGCTTTGTAATCTGTTCGTATGTTTGTATCACCCTCTCTTGACCGTTTGGGTGGTCAAATTCAAACTGAATGTTGTTTTTATCAAAGCCATCTTTTTTAAAGTCTTTCCATAAGTCAGTCATCGCAATCGTGCTAAGACCCACTGTAGGAAACTGCCTGCTGAAGCTGTCCCACTGCCTTCTTGCCGCTCTAGCCTTTTTCCCGCTCTGCATATTTTCTGACAAGTGATTTGAAAGAAGAATCTGTGCTGTAGCAGCCCTTTCCATGTACCTTAAAACCTGTTTATAGCCGCCCTCTGTCTGAAGGAGATTTGGCACAGAAGCCATAAAGATATCAAACTCTCTTTCTGTAATAGCGCCTTTTGTTGCTTCCATTCTTGGCCTAACAAAATTTTGTGTAAACACGTTTACCATGTCTACAGCGGACGTTTGAGCTACAAGACTTTGATAAACATTATTGTCTTCTGATACGCCCAACGCCCCCATTAAGCCAACTAGCGCTTTTTTTACGGTATTTGCTTCTTTTGCCGCAAATCCAAGTATGTCGCCGCCATCAACTCTGCTTAATACTGCGCGGGCTTCCGCAATATCATTTAAGGTGGTAAGCGCCGTATCGCTTAGTCCCACCGTTTCCAGATCCCTTTCTGCCTGTCCTTCTGCGGCTTCTACCGCATAAGCCTCGTCTGCTCTCTGTGCGGTGCTTACGCTAATATTTTGGCTTGGCTTTGGCTTTCTTTGAAGCCCATCAAGTTGCTCTGCCGTTAAAGCTATATTAGACCCTAGTTGCAATGTTTTGCCGTCTTTGGACTGAACGGTTTGATACACCACTTCATTTGGATTATCCGGGCTTATCCACTCTGATATGGTAGTTCCAATATCTGGCGTTGGCGTAGCACCTCTCGCTATAACCGTGCTACCGCTATATCTTATCTCGCCAGGACTTAACGTAAAAGGCTCGCTTTGCCCCATCAAATACTCTCTCAAGGTCGGAATGTCCGCACCTGTAAGAGCGGAGGCAATTTCGGTATTTGCACCCGCTTTCACAATCGCAGCCCTTTCAAGGTTTTTTCTAGCCGCCTCTAATCTCGCTTTTTCAGCAGCTTGTGACGCCATTCCACCGAGCTGCAAAGCTAAGTCCTGCTGCCCCATGTTCAAAGCACCCATAGCAGACTGTTGCAACTGCTCTGGCGTAGCCATTGGGTCTAATGCAGGGCCAAGCAAGTCAGTCAACATACCTCGCTGCCGCCTTCTGGCAGATAAAGAGCCAATATCCTGGCCTAGCTGTTCGATGCTGCCAAAGTTAGGGTTGGCAAGCCGTGCTGCTGAACTAAGTGTTAAAGCCATAATTAATCCCCCAATCCTGGAATTAAGTCTGTGAGAAAACTGCCAATTCCCGGTGCTACTTGACCACCAATCTCGCTAATAATACTTTGAATGCCGCCCTGCCCTTGACCAGCGCCTTGCATGGCCCCGCCAAGCAAGCCAGTTCCAAGCCTGCCCATCAGTTCTGCCTGACCAATACCTGACCCCAGAAGGGCGTCTAGGCCCGCTATAGAGGCTTCACCGAATAGGCCAGTGCCATATAGCTGACCACGTTGCGCCAACTGAGAAGCCAACAGGCCGCGTTGTAGGGCATTCAACGCTTGAGCTTCTGGCACATACGCGCCGCCCAGCATTGACGTACCTAACTGTGCTTGTTGCCTTTGCTCTGCTTGAGCCTGCTGTATAGCCGCCAGTGAAGCCCTAGCCTGAGCCTCTTCTTGGGCCTTAGCCAGTGCTAACTGCTCTGGTGTACCACCGAACATAGCTGTTCTAACGCCTAATCTGCCTTGATTGAATAATCTTTCCTCTAAAGCTAAACGCTGACGTTCTTCTTCAGCAAGTTGAGTTGCGCGGATTCGATCAAATACTTCCTGCTCGCGCTGTGCAGTAGGGGTCATAGCTTGCTGGGTAAATTGTTGCGCGCCAGTAAGCATACTTTGTTGAATAGCTTGTTCTTGAGGCGTTAAGCCAACAGCAACATCGCCTGTGGCCCCAACATCTATGCCAGAACCCATGCCCGTAGTAACGGTAAATGGCTTGAACTGCGACCGTGTAAAGGCTTCTTCACCGATCTGACGCGCAGAAACATTGGCAAAATCACCGATCGATCCGAGACGATTGTACGCATTCAGAACGCTTGCAAGACCACCAGCAGTGGAGGCTATGGGGCCTATATTGTCAAAAATGCTGCCAAATAACCCGTTACCAGCAATGCTATTAATCATTTGGTCAACAGAGCCAGATGAAACGCCTGAATAGTCATATCCCCCGCTAGTCGTAGAGCCAGCATAATTTCCTGATGGGTTATAACCTTGGCTAGGGTTTATCAGCCCTTGCAACTCGTCGTCAATAAACGTCTGGCCCAACTGCTGTTGAGAGCCAGCCGCCTGCATAGGGTTCATAATCATAACGTCTTACCTATTAATGCTAATACGTTCATTTCCTGCAGGGATATAGATGCGCCGTTTACTTCTGTCTGCAAACCTACCGTAATCACAGTGCCATTACCCGTACAGTTTAAAGACTTGCGGCTAATTAGATCGCCTAAACTAAATTCTGCCTGAGTGTATTCTGACACCCCAAAGAAAGCTGGATTCGTAGACCCCACCCTAAACCGCGACGTATTCGCCTGAACCGAAAAGTCATACGTCCAGCTAAGTACAATATCTACGTTGTTACCGCCAATAATCGTCGGCCGTATCTTTTTAAGAATCTTGATCTTTGATGGATCGCCAAAGGTTAGGCCGGGGCTTGAATACCGAAAAATATAAGACGAGTTGTTGTCATCAAACCCATCGTATTTACCAATGCCGTCTGTAGTTCCTATATAAATAGTGCCATCCCTGTCTCTAGCAAAAGACTTGAAGTTGACACTAGGCCACTTGGTTACGCGGAATGAGCCATTCTCTAGTCGGCCCCTAAGATCAAAGCAGTAAACAAGGTTGCTGTCGGGCAAGCACAGCAGATAGAAGTAGTTTTCAGGACTATATACGGTGCTGGCAGGGCTGGTTTTAGAGGCCAGCTTGGCAATCAGGTCTTGTTTTACGTTACGGCTTAGGTCTGATATAGGCAGAGACTTTTCTTGTATTGTCCTGCCAAGGCTTCTTAGGCCATCATCACTTAAAAACAGCAAATCACTGCCAATGCTGACTACCGTCTTGCGGTCGATACAGCCTACACCTGACACGGTATCGCTAATTGCCATACTTGCGGGGCTATCTGCACCTGAGTAAACAATAATGCTGTGTTCGCCAAACACTACAAGAAAGTCATTATGTGCAGCTAGGGCGACAATCTTGTCAGCACCATCAGGCCATGCTTTGGATACGTCGATGTTACCGCTAGAACCACCCGAAAAGGCATTGCCATCTAATAAATCAGACCAGTAAATAATGGTGTCATTACTAGCATTGCCAGCGATAAACAGCCTGCCAAATGCAGCAAGCACCTCATTGGCCTTGAAGGTAGCGTTGGTTGCCCCGCCGTTAGCCACCGTAAAGGTTCTCAGCCCGTTGCTATTGTCGTGAACTAGCGGGTCAAAGCCTCTCTGAAAAAAATAAGCCTTATCGTTAAAGTTTACGATCTTCCAATCATTTGCCGTGATTGTGTATGAGCCAGT